TATTCCAACCGACAGATCATTAGTCATTAAAAATGCTGTAGAAGATATTAAACCTAGAGACTTAGATAAAAAGACAGATAAAATAAAACTTATATTTCATCCAACTCCATGGAGAGGTTTAAATGTTATTCTAGGTGCAATGCAATATATTAAAAATCCAAATATTGAATTAGATGTATATTCATCTTGTGAAGTTTATGGAGATGATTTTAAAAAAGCTAATGATCATAACTACACTGCTTTGTATGAACAAGCTAAACAACTTCCAAATGTAAATTACATTGGTTATAAACCTAATGAATATATTAAAGAAAACCTACATAAATATGATATGTTTGCTTATCCTAATATTTGGGAAGAAACATTTTGTATTTCAGCTTTAGAAGCTATGGCAGCTGGTTTATATGTTATTAGTACAAACTATGGTGCTTTATATGAAACATGTGCTGAGTTTGCATCTTATGTTCCATATCAAAAAAATTATTTAAATCTTTCACAAAACTTTGCTTATGCTATTGAAACTGCAGCTACAAAGTTAGATGCACCAGGAGTTAAGAAACATTTACAGTTTCAAATAGATTATGTTAATCAATATTATAATTGGACTAAACAAGGAAATGCTTGGACTAATTTTTTACAAGGAGCAATCAATGCAAAATAATGAACCTATCTGGATAAATAAAAAACCAGAATCGAGTAGCAAGAAACCTATTATCTATGTAGCAACTCCAGTCCATTCTGAAGTATCTGTACACTACACTCAAGCTTTATTATCTTTTCAACAAAAATGTATGGCTACAGGTATTATGGTTTCATTTCAATTATTAAAATCATCTTTGGTTACACAAGGTAGAAATTTATCTGTATCTAATTTTTTAGAAGAATGTGAAAAAACAGATTATTCTCATTTTTTATTTATTGATTCTGATATTGATTTTGAATTTGAAACAATAATGAAAATGATTGCAGCAGATAAAGATGTTATAGCAGCTCCCTATCCATTAAAAACTATCGATTGGAATAAAGTACATAAAAGAATAAATCAAAAAGAAGTTAAAGATGGAGATACATTATCTAAACAAGGTTTTACTTGGCCTGTTAAAATAGAAGGTAAAGAAAAAATAGTTATTGAAAAAGGAGTTGCAGAAGTAAGTCATGCTCCTACAGGGTGTATGTTAATTAAAAAAGGAGTATTTGACACTATGATGGATAAATATCCTGATCTAATTATTAATCAACCAACCATTATCAATGGTCAAGAAAAAGCTAAAAAATATTTTTATAATTTCTTTGATACTTATCATGAACCAGAAACTAAAAAATACTATGGAGAAGACTTTGGTTTTTGTAAAAGATGGACTAAGATAGGTGGTAAATGTCATATTTATGTACAAGATTATATTAGCCATGTTGGTGAATATAAGTACACTGGTAGACTTTTAGATGATCTTCATTTCATGAAAAATGATTGACCTATCTGTAAAAAACAAGTAAAATACCTTATCTCAGGACATCTGTACCTGCTAAATTGTTAACAATATTTTTAAAACTATGATATCAAGAGCACAAATGTATAGACAATTAAGAGCTAGTGGTGGCATTATGCAACTACAGCCTAGACAACAATATTTTTTGGGTGGAATTACTAAATCAGTTAAAAAAGCTGTTAAAGGTGTTACAGGTGCTGTAAAAGATTTTGCAAAATCAGATTTAGGTAAAGCAGCATTAATGGCTGCAGGTGCTTACTATGCTCCAACTATGTTTGGAGGAACAGCTGGTTTTGGTGCAGGGTCTACTTATGGAAATTTTGCTAAAGGTTTGATGAGTCCAAATTTAATTGGCCCTATGACTAAAGCAGGTAGTATAGGTAGAGGTATTTCATCAGCTGTAACAGGAGGTGGTTTGTTAGGTAATGTTGGAACAGCTGCAACTATATTAGGTGGCGGAGTATTAGGTTCATTATTTGGAAGTCCACAAGAAGCTCAACAAGCTTTTGCAAAAGATCCTCAAGGAGTAAAAAATTATCTTGTACAGTATTTTAAAAATTTAAATAAAGAAGCTACAGATGAAGAAGCAGCTCAATTTGCTGAAGAACAAACTAGAGAATACGCTGCTAATGGTGGTAGAATTGGTTATGCAGATGGTACACCTGAAGAAGAAATGATGTCTAGTAATCCTGGAGCAGCAGAGTCCGGTAATCCTATTAGTACAGATAATCCTATAGCAAATTTAATTGATAAATATAATACATATAAAAAAGCAATGCCTGGTGTTGCTGATGAAACTAGAAAATATTTAATAGAAGATTTTAAAAAATCATTAGAAGATTCCGGTATTTCTATAGAAGAATTTAACATGAGACTTCAAGAACAAAATGAAATGGATGAGCCTGTAGATATGGCTTATGGTGGTAGAATGGGTTATGCATTTGGTACAGATCCTGTAGAAAAAGCAGGTATTATGGGACTACCTGTTAGACAAAATCAACAAGGAGTTAAAGAGGTAGATCTTAGAGAAACAGGTGGATTTATTCCTCCAGTTGGTGTAAAAGAAAAGGCAGATGACATTCCGGCAATGTTATCAAATAATGAATTTGTATTTACCGCAGACTCTGTAAGAAACATGGGTGACGGTGATGTTAATAAAGGTGCTGAAAAAATGTACGCTATGATGAAACATCTTGAAAATGGAGGAAGAGTTTAATGGCTGAAATATCAGAAGTAAGACAACGACCCGCAGAATTTATTGAAGCATTAGGTAAAACTTATGCTGATGAATTAACAAAATCAGTTGGTGGTTTAAAATCACTTGACGTATCCAAATTATATGGTCCACAATTTGTAGCTGGTCCAGGAGCATTACAAACACAAGCTGAAGGTTTAGCAGGTGGTCTTGGTTCTTACACACCTTACTTACAAGCAGCAGAAGCTGCAACCGGTCCTACGGGTTACCAAGCTTACATGTCTCCATATCAACAAGATATTATCGACACAACTTTAGCTGAATACGATGTACAATCACAAAAAGGTTTACCAGCATTAGCAGCGCAAGCAATTGGTGCAGGTGCATTTGGTGGTGGACGTGAAGGTGTTCAAAGAGCAGAGTATCAAGCAACGTCTGATAGAAATAGAGCAGCTTTACAAGCATCTTTATTAGGTCAAGGTTTCTCTCAAGCTCAACAAGCAGCTGCGCAACAGTACAATCAACAAATGAATTTAGCTCAACAAGCTCCTGCATTAGTAGGAACACAAATTGCAGGTTTAAGTGCACTTGGATCACAACAACAAGCACAAGAACAAGCGCAACTAGAAGCTCAAAGACAGTTAGCATACGAACAAGCTTACCAACCATTCAAAGCTGCACAAGCTTTAGGACAAGGTGCAATGGGATTAATACAAGGTTACCCACAACAAACTCAAACTCAAATTACTCCTTCACCAAGTGCATTATCAACTGGTTTAGGAACTGCATCTACACTTGCGGGTATTTACAGATTAATTAAAGGACCTACAGGATAATGAGTAGAATTTTAAAAAGACCTATGTTTATGAAAGGTGGTTCAGCTGGTGGTATTATGCATATGGCTAATCCAAGAAAAAATTATCAAGAAGGAACTCAACTGGAAGATTTTATGCAAAAAAATCCATCGATGGGAGAAGACTATCAAAGAAATTTAGATTTATATAGAATGGCTGGTGGACAAGACGAAGCTCAATTAAGAAATGATGCACTTTCTAATTTATTAATTCAAGGTGGTTTAAATTTAGTTTCTGGCACAGGAGCAGGTAAAGGAACTTTAGGTTCAATTGCAGAATCATTTAAAGACCCTGCTAAAACAGCTATGGCCGAATATTCAAAAATAAAAGGTGGTGATAGAGAATTAAGATTAGCTTCACTGAAAAATACATTAGAACAAGATGCAGCTAGAAAAAAAGCAGCAGCTGAATTACAAGCTAAAATGGTTGGTAAAAGTTATGAATCTGGAACACCACAATCTCAAACAAAAGATTATGTAAATTCTTTATCGGATTTAGCATCTAAAGCAGTTACACAAAGTCAACGTGCTGGTGCTCAAAAAACATTAGATGTAGCTTATCAAGTGTTTCCACAAATTGAACAGGGTTTTAGATCTGGAGTTGGTATAACTATTGCACCTACTAGTACTAAAGAAGAACTTAGGGAGTGGGTACAAGGTCAAGCGGAAAACACTAGGTTTATAGATCCAATATCTAGAAAATGGAAAATGGTAATGACTAATCCAGAAACTGGCAAAAAAGATATTATATTAATAGATCAAAATACTTTAACGGTACCAGAATAGGGAGGAACCATGTCCTCAGAAAAATTTAAATTTGAATTTGCAGAAGAAGATGCATTGGAAAATGCATCAAAAGAACAATTAGAAATAGATACAAAGAAACAAAGTATTGAAAGAGCTAAAGATATTAAAGGAGTAACAGAAGAAACTGCAACAGAAGGTGAAACTTTTTTAGCTCCTGATGCAGAAGACGATCAAGAAATTTCAGCACTTACTTCAGGTGTTGCAGGGATATTTTCAGGTGCTATTAAAACAATTGAAGGTATTCCATCTATAACTGCAGAACTAATGGATTTAGGCGGAGGTGCTTTATTAAATGTACCTTCTACTAAAGATTCAACAATAAGTGCAGCTGCGTCTGTAGAACAATTTTTTGATAAAATAAATATATTTGAAGATGCTGCTCAAGAAAGAGCAACAGGTAAAATTGCAGAAGCAATTGTTCAAATTGGAAGTTATGGAACGGCTGGTGCTAAAATTGCATTAAAAGCAACTGATGTAGCAGTTAGAAAAGCAGCTGAAAAAATTGCTAAGAAAGCAATTAAAGCTAAAAAAGCAAATAGATATATGGATTTAAAAAATCCTAATCTTCAAAAAGGTGCTAAAAAAGTTGATGAATTAAATAGATTATCTGGAAAACAAAAACTTGCAGCTATATCTGTTGGTGGAGCTACAGGTGAAACATTTGTTGTGGATAATGAAGCCATAGGAACTTTTGGAGATTTGTTTCAAGGAGGTCCTACAGAATTAGATAGAGATGTTAGAGTAGATCCAGCAGATGATGCTGCTAGAAAATTATTAAATAGACTTAAATTTGGAAGTGAGTCTTTACTACTTACTCCTCTTGTCTATGGAGTAGGTAAATCAGCTAAGATTCTAGCGACGAGAGGCAAGGAGCTAGCTTATAGTAATAAAAAAATTGAAAAAACTTTAGATACACTAGGAGGTTTTTTTAGACCTAGAGGTAGAAAGCCACAAGAAATATTTTTAGCTAAAAGAAAACAATCAGGGAGAGAGATGGCTGATCTTAATTTTGCTAAAGAACAAGTTAATAGAATTGATAAAGAAGTTAATAAAATGTTTCCAACTTATAAATCTTTGAATAACAAAACAATTGATGATGATAGAGGAGTTTTTTTAAAAGAACTTAATGATTTAATGTTTGAAGGTGATTTTAAAAAAGGAATTCCTGATAAGGCTTATAATACATTTTTAAAGTCTTCAAAAAATAAAGGAGCTTCTAGTGAATCTATAAATACAATGGTTGAGTCTATTGAAAATGTTAGATCTAGAATGGATGAATTATTTGATATTACTGCGCAAGGTCCTGCAGACATTAAAATGATTAAAAAAGTACAGACTAATTTAAGAAATTTAATGGGAGATAGAGTTAAACAATACTTAGGTACAACTTATAAAATATTTGAAAACAATGCTTACAATTTTTTTGATAGATACAAAGCTAGTTCTCAATCAGTAGAAAAAGTAAAAGATATATTTAAAAGATATGCTGCTAAAAATAAAAACCCAATAACTGATGAACAAGCGGAAGAATTAGTTAGTAATATATTATCTCAAGCAAGACAATATAATGCTAAAAGCAAACTTCCAAGTTTTACTTATGACAACAGAACATTGGGAGCAATGGATCCTGTTAATACAAAAACATTTGCAAGAACATTAGAAAGAGAATTACCCGATGGAACTAAAGAATTAAAAGTTGTTGGTAAAGGATCTAAAGCATTTAGAGAATTATTTGGAGAAGTAGAAGATGCAAGACATTCTATTTTTCAAGGGATTAATGACTTAAGTATTATTGCAAGAAAAAATCAATTGTTTGATGAAATATTAGATGTAGATGAAGCAATGAAAGCTAAAGTAAAACCTGATACTCCTCCAGGACAAAGGGGTTTTTTCTTTGATTCACCTATAGCTGCAAGAAATGCTTTACCTAATAATGAAATTGTAAAAATAGATCCTTATGTTTCAGAGCTATTTAAAGATGGTGTTTTAATTAATAGACTTCAAGGTACGTATACTACAAAAGATATTGCGGAATCTTTTTCAAATGCGGCAAAGATATCTCAATTTATGAGAGGAGAATCAGGAGGTAAGTTAGGAGAATATGCATCATGGGCATGGAGAAATTTGTTTTTAACTCCTAAAGCTTTTTCTCAATTTGCTAAAACAGTATTATCAATTCCTACTCATTTTAGAAATTTCTTTTCTTCTGCAGGTTTTTCTATTTCAAATGGTATTGTACTTGACCCGGTTAATATGGCTAAGGGGATGAATGAAGCTAGAAAATTAGTTCAAGTAGGAATGAGATCAAAAGAAGCAAATGAAAAATATAGAAGATTATTAGAACTAGGGGTTACTAACTCTAACACTAGAATGGGTGATCTTAAAAATTTAATGAGAGATGCTAAGGTTTTTGAAAATGGTAATGTTGCAACGGATAGTATTTTAAAACCAATGATTCAATCTCTAGGTAAAATAGGAGAAGTAGCAGGTAGAGCAGCTAAAAAAACAGGTGAAGTCATGCAAGATGCTTATGTTGCTGAAGATGATTTTTGGAAAATTGTAGCTTATGAAACAGAGTTTGCAAGATTGAAATCAGCTTATGAAAAATCAGGGATGAAAATAGGACCTAATTCTATTAGAAAATTAGAAGAAGAAGCTGCAGATATTGTTAGAAACACTATTCCAAATTATGCTTACGTAGGTGAATTTGTTAGAACAATGAGGGTAACTCCTTTTGGTAACTTTATGTCTTGGCCATCAGAAGTATTTAGAACAGGTTATGGTATAATGGAGAGAGCAATAAAAGAAATAAAAGATCCTGTGACTGGAAAAATAAATCCAATCACTAGTACTAATCCATTAAAAGGAATTGGTATGAAAAGATTAATAGGTGCTGTTACTGCTTTTGGTGTATTACCTTACGGTATTGTAAAAGGAGTGCAATCTATTAATGGAGTTTCAGACGAAGAAGCAGATGCAGGTAGAGATTTTGTAGCTCCGTGGTCAAAAGATTCACAAATACTATGGTTTAAAGATCCTGAAACAGGTGAATTATATTATTCAGATTGGTCATCAAACAATGTCTATGACACACTAACAAGACCTTTTCAAACTGTTTTAAGAAATATTCAAGAAGGTATTGAAGATGAAGAGATTTTATTAAAAGGTTTTGTAAAAGGAATTACTCAATCTGCTGCACAAGTTTCTCAACCTTTTATTGGTGAATCAATTTTTACAGAAGCAGTTGGAGATATTGTTGCAAGAGGTGGTAGAACTAAAGAGGGTTCTCAATTATATACAGAACAGACTCCTGGAAATGAAAAATTTAAAAGAATTTTAAAACACATCGCTGAAACTCAAGCGCCACAGTATAAACAATACGGAAGAATTATAGATTCTATTACAGGAAAACCTGATAACAACGGTGATGTTTTAGAATTAGATAAACAGTTAGCAGGTTTATTTGGTTTCAGAATGATTAAACTAAGACCTGATAAAGGATTAGAATATTACATTACAGATTATACAACAGGGAAAAGAAACTCTACTAGAGAATTTACAGGTGGACCTGAAGGAGTTTTAAAACCTGCAAAAAGTGCAAGGGAAGTTATTGAAAGATACTTTGTAGCAAACCAATCTTTGTTTAATGTTCATAGAAATATGAAACGTCATATTAATAATGCTAGAAAATTAAAATTAAGTGAAGATGATATTGCTGAAACTTTTAGAAAAAGAGGAAATACAAGAGATTATATTTTCTTAGAAGATAATGCTTTTAAACCTTATTATCCTGGTAAAGGTGTTCAAGAAAAATTTGAAGAAATAGCAGTGGATACAGGACTTCCTAATCCTTTTGAAGAAGCAGCGCCTATTATAGATAAAATGTATGATGCTTTTAGTGATAAATTGTTAACAGATCCTGAATTTGAATTTAAATTAGAAGATTTTTTACCTCAACCGGCAGCAGATGTAACAGGACAACAATCGGCATTACCACCACAACCTATGCCAGATCCATCCGTAGTAGGTCAAATTCAACAAAATCAACCTATGCAGGGTGGTCAGCAGTTCAACACATCTCAAGGATTGACACCTACAGAAATGGCTTTATTATCACCTGAAGAACAACAAATGCGATTAAAGCAAAGAGGATTAGTATAGTGAGTGTATTCGATTTATATCAAAGTTATTTAAACCAAATGAGTAATGTTAACCAGAACCAAACACCTGGTATAACAGACCCTAATTATCTTTTATATTTACAGCAGCAACAAGGTCAAGGTGGTGGTAATGATAATAATACAAATGTAGTAGATCCTACTCAAGCTAATGCTGGAATAAATTCATTTTCAGATTTATCAGGTATTACTGGTATAGGTAAACTTGGAAATATTGCTTCTTATTTGATGGGTGGAATACCTGGTGTCATTAGTAATAATATACTAGGTGCTGGGATAACTGGTATTCAAAATATGTATAGTAATTTTAGAGACCCTAATACAGATATTTTTGGAAGATTAAATGACACAGGTTTAGCAGCTCAAGCTTCAAACATGGCTCAAGCTAGAGGATTACAAAAACAAATGGCATCAAGACCTTCTACATATAGTGGTGGTTATCAACAAGGTCCAGGAGGTAGTGGTGGAGATCATGACGGAGGCGCTTCAGCAAGTGCACAAGGTGATGCGGCAGCTGGAATGGGTGGTTATTAATGCCTAGATCAAAAGATACAGCTTTAGAAAAAATAGAATCTCACGAAAAATTATGTCGTATAATGCAAAAACAAACACAGGTTTCAATTAACGGTCTTCAAAATCAAATCAATAGAATAGAAAGAATATTATTAATAGCAGCAGGTGCTTTAATGTCTGGTATGGCTGGTATAATACTAGTATTATTACAAAAACTTTAGATCCAATCTTTAAGTTCTTCACCCATTACTTCTGTAGCAATATTAATTTTATCTCTAAGCGCTTTAACAATTTTTTCATCAATTGTACCTTCAGCAATAATATCAACATAAGTCATTGGTCTTTCTTGACCTATACGATCTATTCTAGCTTCAGACTGTTGACGTTTCTCAAGGTCATAACCATTAGAATAATAAATCATAGTTGATGCTTCTGTTAATGTAATTCCATAACCTCCTGTTTGTGGAGTACCTACTATAAATCTAACAGGACTATCAGGGTCTTGTATCTGTTTAATTGCATTTTGTCTTTCATCAGTAGTTGTATCTCCAAAATAAGTAACAACAGATTCTAATCCATATTTTTTACTAACTGCTTTTACAATAGAGGCAATGTCATGTCTGTAGTGTGCCCAAATAACTGCCTTACCTTCTATCTCTTCTAAAATATTCATCAGTTCGTCAAGTCTAGATGTTTTAATTTCTTGAACTGTTCCATCATCAGATTTAAAATGACCACAAGTAATTTGATGTAGTCTCATCATTTGAGTAATAACAGTTGCTGTTGAAGTCATCTTGCCATTTAAAATAGCAAGAGCAGTTTCTTTCATTTGTTTATAAAGTTTTTTCTGTTCATCAGACAACTGTATAATTCTTTTCATAAAAGTTTTTTTAGGTAAATCTAAACAATCATCTTTTAAAACTCTGTAAGAAAAAGGTTTTAATATTTCAGAAAGCTCTCCTAAATTTCTATAACCAACAACAATTTCTACTTGTCTTCCTGATACATTTATTTTTCTACAAACTGCGTAACGAGTTCTAAACGCATAATAAGATTGTTGATTTAATAGCCACGGATCTAAAAATTGACATTGACTAAACAAATCTAAAGGTGATTTAGTAACAGGAGAACCTGTTAATATTCTTCTATATTTAGAATGTTTGGATAAGGCTAAAATACTTTTTGTACGTTTAGCAGTAGGATTTTTTATAGTTGTTGATTCATCAATACCTATTAATGCTCTATGACAAGAAAGAAATTTTTGAGCGAATAGTAAACCTTTTTTAGTTGAGAATGCTTCAACATTCATAATACAAATATGTAAATCCTCATCTGTTTCAAACAAAGCTTGCATGTCTGGAGCCTCTGGTTTAGTTTGCCAAAAACCAATTTTTCTTTCTATATGATCTGGCATATGATTAGGTATTTCAGAATCAAACCAGTTTTTATAAACACCTTTAGGAGCTATTAAAAGAACTCCATTAATTTTACCTTTATCATAAAGCATAGATATATTATCTATCAATACTTTAGATTTACCTGTACCCATCTCCATAAAGTAAGCAAAAACTTCTTTGTCCCAAGACATTTCAAGTGCTTTTAATTGATGTTCAAACGGTTTTGTTTTAAATTTATAATGCATAATATTTTCTTCTTTCTATTGAAAGCATCTATCATTTAGTGTATTACATGTCAATAAAAGAAATATGAAAAATAAAGTTTATGTAATCCAGGATGTTCCTGGCACTAGAGAAGGTCGTCCTAAAATAAATATTATAGGTGCATCTGAATTTGGTGAGTTAAAAGTTTTACTACCTGAAAATGCACAAATTATTTTAAGTGCAGGTCCTTTAGTATTTAAATTAAAAAAAGCATTAAGAGATTATACACCTGAAGATTATTTACTACTTACAGGGGATCCAGCTATCATTGGTGTTGCATGTTCAATTGTGTCAGATATAACTAATGGTAAATATAAATTATTAAAATGGGACAAACAAGAAAGGAGATACTATCCAATTGAATTGGATTTATATCAAAAAGAAACATCAAGCCCTTGACAAATATAATATAAGGGATTATATATTAGAAAGAATATTAGAAAGGAGTTAAACATGAAAAAAGAAAAAGAACTATTTAATTTTAAAGAAGGTGTATCTTTACCAAAACAAAAAAGATCTATTTATGTTAATATGTCTAGAACAAAATCAGTAGATAATTTTTGTAGGTCCGTAATAAAAATATTAGATAATAGATTTCTTAAAAATGAACCTGATCTGTTAATTAAATATTTAAAAAGTTTTTGTGAAGAAAGACTTCAATTTAACATAGATGTAAGAAAAAAATCTTTAGAAAAAATTGAAGAATTAAATATTATAGACAATCAAAATAAACATGATAATAATGAGGGAGTAGAATGGATAAAGTAAATTTTAGAGAAGATAAGATGGATACAATGAAAGCAGTTGTAGATCCAAAAAAACTAACAGATAAGGTAGAAGAGTTAAAAAATTTAGAAGATGAAATTTTTAACGCAGAAGAAACTATCAAAAAATTAAAAGAGAAAGCAAATGTTATTTCTCAATTTGAGATACCTCAAATGATGGAAGAAATGAATATTACAAAATTAAAGCTTAAAGATGGACAGTCTGTAGAAGTATCAAATTTTTACAGTGCTTCCATTATTCCTGAAATGCAGGAAGAAGCTTTTAAATGGCTTCGTGAAAACGGTCGAGGTGATGTCATAAAAAATGATATTACCGTTACCTTTGGTCGTGGCGAAGATAACAAGGCAATGGCTTATGCTACCCTTGCTAAAGGTCAAGGATTTGAACCTGTCCAGAAAGTGGGAGTACATCCGCAGACCTTAAAAGGAGTAGTCAGAGAGTGTGTTGAGTCTGGAATTGACATGCCCGAAGACTACTTCAAAACATACGTGGGTAACCGTACAAATATAAAAAGGAGTTAAATATGGAAGTAACAACAAAGAAGACGGCACAAACACCTTCTACTATATTATTTAGAGAAGATGCTAATAAAGGTTTTGAGAACGTAACACCAGATAGTCTGGCATTACCAATCTTAAAACTTTTACAGAATGGTTCTGGAGAAGCACAAAAACGTAATGCAAATTATGTTGAAGGTGCTGAACCTGGAATGTTCTTAAACATAGTAACAAAAAAGTTGTATCAAGGAGAAAAAGGAATCAATGTTATACCTTGTTACTACAAGTTAGAATACCAAGAATGGGCAGAATTCGGTACTGGTTCAGGTAGACCAGAAATGATTTATCCTGCTGATTCGGATATTTTAACAAAGACAACTAAGGATGGTGCAAAGGATAGATTACAAAATGGTAATTATATTCTTACAGTGCATCAAAATTATGTCATTATAGTTTCTGAAAACGGTTCAGCAGAAACAGCGTTAATTTCTATGAGTTCATCTCAAGGAAAAGTCGCAAGAAAATGGCAATCCCTACAGATGTCACAAACTATGACTGATGAGCAAGGTTCATTTACACCTCCATCATGGTCATATATGTACAATCTTTCATCAGTATTAAATTCTGGTAAAGGTAATCAATGGTACGGGTTTGCTGTTAAATCTGCAGGACTAGTTGAAAGTCAAGAGCTTTACAATAGAGCAAAAGATTTTCACAATAGTTGTGATAAGAACAACAGATAATTGCCACATTTGGGCGCTATTAACTTAGCGCCCATCAATTATTAAACGAGGGATAAATGATAGAAAGTAAATTACAAGAAATTTTTAAAGGTTTAGAAACTGCCTACGGTCAAACTAAACTAACAAACGAATTAAGAGCTGACGGTAAAAACGAAGTTAGATCGTATACCGTTAAAAATCCAGTTACAAAAGAACTTTGGCAAAAACATTTGCAAGGTGTTGAACCTGCTTTAGGTATTGTACCTATTAATGAAAACAATGAATCAAGATGGGGTTGTATTGATATTGATACTTATCCTTTTGATCATAAAAAATTAATTACAAAAATAAGAGAAAAGAAATTACCACTTATAGTTTTTAGATCTAAATCTGGTGGTGCTCATGTGTTTTTATTTACAGATAATTTTATTCCAGCGTCTTTAATGAGACAAAAATTACAGATGATGGCTTCTGATTTAGGTTTTGCTAAAGCAGAAATATTTCCAAAACAATCAACTATCAAAGCAGATAGAGGAGATATAGGTAATTTTTTAAATATGCCTTATCATGGTGGAGATAGAACTGTTAGGTATGCTATTGGCGATGATGGAAATTCTTTAAGTATGCAAGATTTTTTTAAAGAGTATGACAAGTATGTTCAACAAGAAGATATTTTAAAAAATTTATTTATTACTAAAAAAGAAAAAGAAAAACAAAATGAAGACTTTCCAGATGGTCCTCCTTGTTTAAATACTATAATTAAAAATGGTCCTATTACAGAGGGTAATGGAGAGATTGCAGCTTCTGGAAGAGATAATGGCTTATTTAATATTGGAGTTTATTTAAAAAAAGCAGAACCTCTTAAATGGAAAGAGTTAATAGAAGATTACAATACAGAAAAATTTATTAAACCACCTTTAAAAGCAAAAGATGTTTTAAGAATTATTACACAAGTAGAAGATAAAAAATATGATTACAAATGTAACGATAAACCTATCTGTAATTTCTGTAATGAAAAAGTATGTTACACCAAACCTTTTGGTAAAGGTGGAGAAACTAGAATGCCTAACATTACTACCATTAGAAAATATAAATCAGACCCACCTATTTTTTTTGTAACTGTTGATGAAGACACTATTGAAGTTGATGGACCTACTCTACATGATTCAGAAAAATTTTCTGTTAAATGTTTAGAAGAATTAGGAATGCCTTTATTACCTGTTGCTAAATTAATATGGAGAAAAAACCTAGCTTCTTTGATGAAAAATATGGATGAAACAGATGCTCCAGATGACACTAGAGTAGATGTTCAATTAAAAGAAGTGCTAACAGATTTTGTTAGTAGAAATGGTAAGGCTATGGAAGATGTTTTAAAACGAAAACCTTACACTGAACAAGGTTTATCTTATTTTAAATTTAAAGATTTTTGGGGTTATTTATTAAGAACTAAATCCTGGCCAGAAAGAACTTATCCAAAAAATAAGACAATAAGGTTACTAGAAGATTTATTTAAAGCAACAGAAAAAGTTGTAAAAATAAATGACAAAAGCGTTAAGCTTTGGACTGTTCAGAAAATAGATTTAGATAAACCTTTGATTAGATCAAACGAAAAAAAACCGGCGGCATTTGAATGAGAATAATTATTCCAGGTCCTCCAGGTACAGGAAAAACACACACTTTAATTCATGAGTATTTACATAAAGAACTATTTGTTTACAATACTAAACCTGAAAAAATTTGTTATATTACATTTAGTAATGCAGCAGCTAATGAAGCTAGAGAAAGAATAGAAAAAGAATATACAAAATTAAAATTTAAATATATTTGTACTATGCATTCATTAGGTACAAGAGAACTTGGTATTGATACTGCATCACAGTTGTTAAAAGATAAAAACTGGAATGGTTTTAAAAATTATTCTAGAGTATGTGATGATCTTCATTTTGAAACTACTGAACATGAGAATGGTTATTTAGAATATAAGAATCAATATATGCAAATTATTGAATACGCTCGTAATAGAAAGATACAAGATTTACAAGATGCAGCGATAGAATTAGATTTAATAGATTTTATAAGTGTTCCTTTGTTAGAACAAATAAACCAAGACTTAAATGATTATAAAAGAGATTATATTATGTATGAATTTTCAGACATGATTACTGAATTTGTCAAGAAAGATAAATGTCCATCCCTCGACTGTGTCTTTCTAGATGAAGCCCAAGATCTAAATCCTTTGCAATGGGAAATGTTCAATTACATTGAATCAAAATGTAAGCGATCATACATTGCAGGGGATGATGATCAGGCTATTTATTCTTTTCAAGGAGCAGAACCTTCTATTTTTATAAATTTAAAAGGTAATATAGATGCACAGATAAATTCTAGAAGAGTTCCAAAACAAATACACAAAGTTGCATTATCTATTTTAGATAACATTGATGAACGAATGCATAAAGAATGGTTACCTAGAGAAGCTGAAGGCGAAGTTATAGAAGATGAGATGCTAGAAGATATTGATTTTAGTAAAGATGAGTGGATGATATTAACTAGAACTAATGATCAGATGAAACCTTTAGTTGAGTATCTTCAAAACACAGGTCAACGGTTTGAATGTAAATTTAATGATCTACTTCCTTTAGAACTTGTTAAAGCAATTAATGATTGGAATAGATTAAATAGAGGAGCAAACATTAGTGGCTCGGAGGCCCAAAACATTTACGAATTTTTAAGATATGAAAAAGGTGATATAAAATACGGATTTTCTGGAGGCAAGTCGCTAGTAAATGTGGACTCGGTTGATATGGATGAGTTAAGACTAGAACATGGACTGATTGTATCTGGAGACTGGAGTATATTTACTATGGATGATGAGCAAAGAAATTATATCCAGGAACTTGTGGCGAGCGGCGAGGATCTAAGCAAACCTGCTAGAATAAAAATTTCTACTATACATGGAGTTAAGGGAGAAGAATGTCAAAATGTCATTTTGTTTACAGATTTAGAAAGAATTATTTACCAATCAGCTCAGGTAAATAAAGACACTGAACACAGGTTATTTTTTGTTGGTGTCACAAGAGCTAAAGAAAAACTTTACCTTATGAATCAAGGTAATGAATATCAATACACACCAGGAGAAGAAATAATATGACAGATAAAAATATGTTCGATGATGCGTTTCCGCAAGATAAACAAATTGGTGGATCTCATTACAAGAACTTCACAATACAACCTTATGAATTTATATCAAAGAATGATCTCTCGTTCTTTCAGGGCAACGTAATTAAATACGTCACTAGATATTTATTTAAAAATGGTATAGAAGATTTAGAAAAAGTGATTCACTATTGTGAATTGGAGATAAAGAAAATGAAAGATCTAGAACAAGAAAGAGATTTAGGTATATGGGGAGATAAGAAGAAAAATGGGAAAAGATAAGTCTACAAAATACGATGGTAGATCAAGACCTACAAATGATCTCTATGAAAAAAATTGGAATGATATTTTTGGTAAAAAGAAAAATAACTATGGTATCCAAAGAGAGAATGAAGAACAGGAAAATGAAGAGTATTTAAAAACAATTAAAGAAAAAATATGATATTTGAAGCACAGACAGAGTGGAATTGTCCAGAAAGTTTTCCGGATTTATCCGGATATAAATATGTAGCTATTGACTTAGAAACTAGGGATCCAAATTTAAAATCAAGAGGTTCAGGTTCGGTCATTGGAGAAGGGGAGATTATTGGTTTTGCAGTAGCTGTAGATGGTTGGTCTGGTTATTATCCAATAGCGCATAGAGAAGGTAATCTTGATAAGAGAATTGTATTAGATTGGATTAAAGATGTTTGTAAAGCAAATAACACAAAAATATTTCACAACGCTATGTATGACGTATGTTGGTTAAAAGCATATGGAATTGAAATCAATGGTTTTATTGTTGATACAATGGTTATGACATCGTTAATTGATGAAAATAGATTATGGTATTCATTGAATAGTGTTGGTTTTGATTATCTTGGAAAAGTAAAAGATGAAAAAGGTTTAAAAGAAGCAGCAGCTGCAGCTGGAATAGATCCAAAAGCAGAAATGTATAAACTACCTGCAATGTACGTAGGTGCTTATGCTGAAAAAGATGCTGAATTAACTTTAGAGTTATTTAAAATTCTTTCCATAGAAATAAATAAACAAAAATTAAATAATGTTTTTGATTTAGAAACACAATTATTTCCATGTTTAGTTGATATGAAATTTAAAGGCGTGCGTGTAGACGTTCAAGCAGCTCATAACTTGAAGAAACAATTAGCATCACAAGAAGACAACTTGTTGTTAGAAGTAAAAAGAGAAACAGGAATAGAGCCTCAAATATGGGCAGCAAGATCAATTGCCAAAGTTTTTGACAAACTTGGATTGTCTTATGAAAGAACTGAAAAATCAAACGCACCATCATTTACTAAAAATTTTCTTTTTGAACATCAACATCCTGTTGTTCAAAAAATTGCTAAGGCTAGAGAAATAAATAAAGCTCATACTACATTTGTTGATACCATATTAAAATTTGAACATAAAGGACGAATTCATGCTGATATAAACCCAATTAAATCAGATCAGGGAGGAACAGTAACTGGAAGATTTAGTTATTCAAATCCTAACCTACAACAAATTCCAGCAAGAAATAAACAAATTGGTCCTTTAATTAGAGGTTTGTTTATTCCAGAAGAAAATCATAAGTGGGGATGTTTTGACTATTCACAACAAGAACCAAGATTAGTTGTGCACTATGCTGCTACTACTGAACCTATTTGTTTTAATCCATCAGTTGTTAATATTGTAGAAAAATTTAAAGATGATTCAGTTGATTTCCACCAAACAGTTGCAGATATGGCAGGTATAACTAGAACTCAAGCGAAAACAATTAATCTTGGATTGTTTTATGGAATGGGTAAAGCTAAACTTCAAGCTGAATTAGGTTTAAGTACAAAAGCAGAAGCTGAAAATTTATTTAATCAATACCATGATAATGTTCCTTTTGTTAGAGAACTAACTAATAGAACTTCTCAACATTCTCAAACAGCGGGTTCTATTGGAACTTTACTAGGACGTAGATGTAGATTTGATAAATGGGAACCTAATCAATTTGGTATGCATAAACCTATGACTTTTGAAGAAGCTGAAAGAACTTATGGTCGTGGAAGAATTAGAAGAGCATTTACATACAAAGCTTTAAATAAATTAATACAAGGTAGTGCAGCTGATATGACTAAAAAAGCTATGTTAGATTTATATAATGAAGGTATTGTTCCTCATGTGCAAGTTCATGATGAATTAGACATTTCAATAGAGTCAGAAACACAAGCTAAAAAGATAATTGAAATTATGGAAAATGCTGTTACACTAGCTGTACCAAATAAAGTAGACTATGAATCAGGGTCTAATTGGGGTGAGATAAAATAATGAAAAATTTATGGCATACCTTAACGCAAACATACCACCAATTTATTGCAAAATTCGTACCGAATATTTGTATGATATGGACATGGATAAAAAAGGTGAACAGGACTGTGTTATCTTTGGTCTTGTCTCTATATCAGGTCGTGCGCTCTTATTTAATATCATGTTACCCAATGGTGCGTGCTTTTGGCGTTTGCCTATCTCAGCGTTTTTCCAAAAACATCTTTTTAGAGCCGAAGTGCCAGATATGCAAGTCGACGAGTTACAACTGTGGAATTGTTTTAGTTATTATCCTAGTGTTCATTGTTTTGATTGGTTAGCTGGTGTAGATGGTAAATATCTAGGAAAAGATAAAAAATTTTATCATGGACAGTATTTATTTACAGTTGACTGGGCTCATCCAGAGACTAATATACTTAATACAGAACATTCTGAAATTCCTCAAGAGCATAAGTGTGCACATATACTGGCTCTTAATAACGGGAATTATGCAGCTCAGCCTAATAATCGCATTCTGTGGCACATTAATAGTTATACCACTGATAACAGCTGGCCAGATTATAAAGTTCAAAATACAGTTTGGGATTGTGAAGGTTCGGACTGGGTTACAGAAGATAGTGACAAAATGTTTTATGAAATAGAAACAAAGGAAAAAAAATGAGAGACTCAAAAAAAATAGAATCTTTTTTAAAAGATAAAGAACAAAAACAAAAACAAATGGATTTGTTTAAAAATTTAAAAAAAGAAGTTAATATAGGTGCAAACGGTACACAAAAATACGTTATAAAACAGGGTATCAACAAGGGTAAAATTGCAAGTAAATGATTGATAAATTTTTATATAAGTTTTTTGAAAAAATAGATAATATTTATTACAAAATAGAAAATTGGTTTACAGCGCCAAGATGTAAGTGTAAAATAAAAAAAGATAAGAAAAAATAATTTTTCTAAAATTACTATCAAGGGATGGATTTATGGATAAATGTAAAAATTGTGACCATTCGTGTCACTGCGCAGAAGATCAAAAAGATACAGAACACTATACTCCATTAATGGAGTTATGTTCATGTTCTAAATGTGAACACGAAGCTGAAGAAGATAAATACGAGGAATGTTTATCTTGTCAATAACGGAGGGTGCCTATATGGAACCAGGAGATATGAATTATAAGTTCACAGCTGTGCTAATAGTTGCTGTTTGTATTTTAGCATTGTTTGGTGGACCAGCTAGATGAAATTTATTTTAATAATAAGTTTGTGTTCTTATGTAAATAATCAATGTTTACCACCAGTGCAAATTGATGGTGATTATGCTTCATGGAAGGAATGTACTGTTAATGCTTTAGATATATCTAAAAAACTAATGGAAACA